GATAAGTTGACATTATTTAGCCCACTTTTTTCTTTGAACAATTTGTGCAATCACTCCATAAACACTTAAATCTTCATAAGTATCTTGGATGTTTTCACCTACTTCATCAGGTTGACCTAAAACAACTAATTGTTTTAATCTCTGAATTTTATCGTTCATTCTAAACCATAACCCCACTAAAGATAATTTTATATCCTCATCTGATTCTAAGTTTGTTCCAACTGAGATGTTACCTGGTCCGTAGTTACGCTGCTTCTTACAAAACGTTTCATACATTTCATCTAATATCTTTTGGAACTCCTTTGTAGTTTCAGGATACAATCTTTCACAATACTGGATTGCATCTTCTTCTTTAGTTTCTTTTATAGTACGTTCACCTCTGTGAATTACTTTTGTTTTTGCTTCTTTTAATATTTCTGCCATTTATTAGTTTTGGTATGTTAGTATATCTTTGGATAAGGATTCTTTAAGGCCTTCAATATCATATTTCAAATCTTCAATGCTTTCACCGATAACACACATTGGGTTCTCAGTATGTGCTCTGAAATTACCTTCCATGTCATAGTGAACTTCATATATTCCATATGTTACTTCACCATTTGGTAGTTCTCTTTTGATTATTCTATAATTCCAATATCCAAAATCTTCGTTTGAATTATAATCTACATCATCAAACGGTATTTTTAATTGTATTCCCATGTTATTTTAATAATTTTTTAGCTTCTTTATCGGTTAACCCATACTTAGTTAGTATGCTGATAACATCATCTTTAGATAATATCTCTAAATAATCAGTCACCTCTCTTTGAGATACACCATACCACTTTGATAGATACTCCAATACATCTTTGTTATACTTACTCGATTTACTACCTTTGATGTACTTATCAAACGTTTTCTGTTTTGGTAAGAAATCTAAATATACTTTATAAACATCTCTAGCTGATAAGAATCCGATTGTGTACTTTTGTAATATATTTACAATAGGTAACAAATCTAAATTCATACTCAACCATCTATTAATGATAAAAGGTGAGAAAGATTTCTTGTCCATATCCGATAGAGATGCCCAAGATTCTTTCTTCTCCTTTATACCACTCAGATGTTGAAAGATAGTCTTAGCTTTCACAGTATTTTCTGATTTCTTCTCCATTAAGGTAGTAATTCTTTAGGTAAAAACTTCTCCGATACATGCCCACACTCTGCACATCTAACTACAGGAATAGGTAACATTGATTTCTGTCCGTTTGGTGATTGTACCGCTGGAACTTCTTTAAACATTGTTACTTCTTCCCAAAAGATAGAATCACAATTCTCACAAGTTACTGTTGGGAGTTTTGTTGGGTCTAATTTCATTTGGGCTTGTGGTGGTCCTTGTTTAGAACCACCCATACCGATTACTTTTCCTTTACCTTTTCCCATATCTTACTTACTTTCTTCTACAGATACTTTTCTGTAATCAGTTACTAACTTTTTGATTTCTCCAATAGCTTTTCTTGCTCTACCTTTAGCAGCTTTAGTTGTACCATTGTGTTCTGTTTCAAATTCTACAAATAAATCTTTTATCTGTTCGAATAATTGTTGTGATGTTGCCATAACGTTTTCCTTTTTTAAATTAATTATTGTTTTATATCGATTATTATTTCTAGCATCATTGCCATAATATTAATCTCTTTATCTACTACAGATGCATCTTTATACTGTCCATCTGCAATCTTCAGTATTGTATTACCCACTTTACCATTTGCGTAATCATCTACATTATCATACATAAATCTGTAAAATGGTGTAAAATCTTTAACCTTTGAATCAGCTATCACTTTTCTAACAGATGTAAAGATATCCTTTACACCCCCATCGGATTTAAGTAGTGTTAATACTTCATCCATATAGTTTGCTTGAATCGTTGATGCTTTATCAATCATTAGTTCACCCTTAATAACCTGTCGTTGTCCTGCATTTAGAACTCTACGAATATCAGGATATCCACTATTTACTAAGATTGCTAAATCACTCATTTCGTATTTAACTTCTTCAGCATCTAAGATATCCTTTAATCTCATAGCCACCTCTTTCTTAGATGGTGGTGTAATTCCAAATGTTTGACATCTACTCTGAATTGGGTCAATTACTTTCTCTACATAGTTACAAGTCAAAATAAACCTAGTAGTTTTTGAGAATGTTTCCATCAGATTACGAAGTGCTGCCTGTGCATTTGGTGTTAAGTAATCAGATTCATCTAATATAACCACTTTCCACTTACGGAATCCCATAGAAGATGCGAACCCTCTAATCTTATCCCTAACTGCATCTACTGAGTTTTCATCAGATGCGTTAATGTACATAACATCACAATCAATTTGGTTTGTAATGATTTTAGCCAATGTGGTTTTACCCGTACCAGCTTGTCCATATAAGAGTAGATGAGGTACATCCTCATTCTCTATATAGATTTTTACTTTCTGTAAGATATGTTCATTACCAACATACCCTTCTAATGTATCGGGTCTGTACTTCTCAACCCACAATGTATTTTCTGTATTATTATTCATTATCTTCCGACTTCTTTTAAATATTTAGCTTTCATTTGTTCCCAATTCATACCAATAGCATCGATGTAAAATAAGTGCTCTGGTTTTAATCTACCTTCTGAATGTAGTTTAGTGTATCGTTTGATAGCTTTCTTCTTCCACCATCGATTGATGTAATCAACACCTTCAGTAAACTTCTTTTTCATCACCAACTCATCCTCTTCAATCTCCTTACGAAGATACTCAGGTCCATTCTCATACATCATAGCGAGATATACACCTCTTTTAAAACCATGATGATACTCTGATTGTTTGATACCACATTCTTTGAATATCTGTCCAAGAATCTTTTGTTTGATACCACTCACAGGCCCACTTGCTACACCCATACTCTTACCATTACGGATTCTTTCATTCGTAATCGCAGTTTCGTACCACTCTGCTCTGTTTTCTTTAATCCATTGATGCCAAGGTTCATAGAACTTATCATCAGGTTTCAAAGATATTTTACCAGCGGATTCTCCGAGTGTTTTGAAATGTGGAATACCATTGTACTGAGAATGTATTCCATATAACGATGTTGTACCAACTGCGATTAGAGTTTGTCCATACTTTTCTTTCCAAAGGTTTCTAATTTCAGGAACAGTAGTCATCATAGCAACCAACTTCCCACCTAAAAAATTATACCCTAATGGTTGAGTACATACAATTGTAGATGCTATTGTAGTATGATTCAGTTTTCCATCTTTAAACTTATTATCCTTACTCCACCCAATATAGTTATCTCTAACTGCCATAGATGTTACATCGGATGCTAATGAAATCTGTCCTAAGAGTTTACCACTCTTCCTATCCTTAACATTAATCTTAACGTTACGACCAGGATTAGCGGTAAATCCCATAGTATGAATCATCTTTCTAACATAAGTCCACTTAGTAGATTCTTTGGGGTCATCTAAGATTTCAACATAAGGTTCTAACTCTTCAATCTCTTTGATAGTTTGTTCCAAATTATTAATATCCTTCGGCATCCACTGTGTATCATACAATTCAGATATCAAAGATTTATCTCTAATCATATTAGGTTCTTGCAACTCAACCCACTTTTTGTAAAGTGTTTGTTCCTCAACAGTCATTGATGCAAGGTAATCCATATTTTCGATTAATTCTCTTCTCTGAATATCGTAATCAAATACTGGCTTAGCCGGTTCTGTGTCCCAAAAATTCATATACTTACTTTATCTCTACTAAGTAATACTTAGATGTTAAATTATCTTTCTCAAATTGGATGTTTGCTAATCCCTGTGATGAAATCTGTAGAGATGCTGCTTTAGAACCTCTATTAGCATTTAGAATCTCTTTTAGATATTTAGCTGAGAATGAAATAGGTGAAACATCTCCATCACATTTACATTCTACTTTCATAGAAATTCTATTTGTGTTGATTGATGAGTATCCTAAGATAATCTCTCCTTTACCACCTTTACACTCAAATGTGAATGTATCAGATTCACTAAGTGCACCTTTTGATTTGATAAACTTAGATGTAAAATCATCATCTAATGTGATTTGTACATTCATTGGTGGAACTGCTTTTAAATCTGGCACTACAGGAATAACAGATAAATCTGCTAACATATAATTTACAGATGTTCCCTTATCAGAAAACTTAATATAACTTTCTGTTGAATCAACATCCATTGATGATTCTAATACACCCAATAGTGCTTTAAGTTGTGATGTTGTATAAACACCAAACTCACCATTTGGAAATTCCCCTTCTTTCGAAGTTACTTCCCCAAGTAATGTTTTATCATCTGAGATAAAACTTACCTTCATTTCTGAATCAGATGATGTAATCTTCACCGATTCTACTTCACCACCAAGATTATATCGGTTAATGAACTGTTCAAGACTTGCTTTCTTCATAAATTTACTTTTATTAATTATTATTGTTACTAATATACAAAAACTTTTTGGAATATCCTAATTAAAACCCAAAAAATTGTGATGCCAACGCTAAATTCGGATTTGGCTTTTCCCATTTCATAGCTATATAGAAATCATCTAACTTATTTTCTAATTCTTTTGTCCAAATTAGTTCATAATCTATATGCTGTTCTACCAAATCCAAAATCTCTTTCGGGTCGTTATATCCCGTTAACCCAACGGATTCTAATCCTAATGGATTAGGTTTCAAATACACCCACTTAATCTTATCACCATCTTTCATTGGTTCATATTTGTAAGCTGCTTTGAAATATTTTAATAGTTGATTGTAAGTAAGTGCTGCTTTAACATGCGCTGGTGTTCCTTTCATAAACTCTCCCAATGCTTGATTCTTAAATGTGTACTTACTCATATGTTTTACTGCTGAGTTCTTTGCGATATCAATGAAGTTTGTAGTTTTCATCTCATCTTTCTTTCTCAAAATATATTCATCAATCTTATCTTTATTCTCATCTTTCAGAATATCCATCAATACAGTACTCATCACTTCTTTGAAGTAAGTTGGGAATGATGAACGTTTTACATCCAATCCTTTTACATCTAACTTATCACAATCTACAGTGTTATCGTTGATAATCCATTGAGCGTATCGTTTCTTTGATACCCAAAATCCACCCTTAGCAATAGTTTCTTG